ACCCAGAACCAATCGAATCTTTTGGGCAGTTGCAGTTCCATTTTCTTCTGAAAGCTCCAAGACATGATAACACCAACCATCATTGAATTGAAGAAAGCCATCAACACTTCCACATAATTGGTTTCCCAATTGCGATACTGCCAATTACACCTTGGGTATCCCACATAGGGATCACAAAGTTCATTTGGCCAAGGAAAGTCAGGATACAAATCAGATTCCAGTACTTCTTCATTAGGAATTGACACTTCCAACAATGACTGCATCACATACTTGGTAGCTCTGCATGGTGGAACATCTTGAGAAAATTCCTCCATCACACTCGTGGTCCCATTAAATCTTTCAACGAGATCCTCATAGGATGGCAACACCAGAAAATCACTAATGGGAGGATTGCACTGATGACGAGCAGCAATACTTTCAACTTGGGGCCGCCTCATTTCATACATTTCTCTTCCATGCAGAAAGTATTCATCCAGAGCTTGCCTTAATACACCTGCCATATACTCGCCCTCACACAGAGGGGAGTCAGTGCGCCAAGTATGCAGTGATTTCAAGATAGATGCTTCTTCAATGGGTCCAACAACACAACCCAAAGATTCGTGCACAACGAATTTCCTTTTCAACAAGTCAGCATTGCGCAAATTGATAAAGGGAACAGATTCTGACTTCTTATCAGCCATCGTGTACGTCACACCGATGGAAGCCAACACCTCAGCAACTGATGTGTGATTGAACTTGGTTTCTTCAGGGTCCACCGAACCCAAATTGTCGTCTCCATAACACACCAAGTCGATAAGGGCATTGAACAAGGGAACTTCTTCAGGATGTAAAGAGTAGTAGGCGTAACGCATATATAGCCTATTTCCATCATTGTTGACTTCAACTGTCAAAGGTTGTCCGGAAGGATTAGAGCCAGTTACACCAAATAAAGCACTCTTAATCTCATAAATTGGATAGCAAATCTCAGTCGCAATACCCTTCGCAATCATCCTGTCTGCTTCTGACATACCACAACGCTTCAATATGTGGTCATAATACTCGAAAGTAGCAGTAGTAACTTCAACATGCATTCCCTTATCAAACTTCTTGTAATCACCATTGAAGATACGTTCCTTGTCTCTCATGGATTCTTCAAAACATCGCCAATCTTTTCCAGCAGCGT